AGTCAACTCAAAAGTCTTTTGCCAAGTGTTGTTGCGATTATATGCTGAATGACTCATGTTTATTGCGATTCCTGTAGTCATTATTGTATGTTCTTGTAAGTTTGTCAACAAGCTTAAATATTTTTTTTAGGTGAAAAAACATGCCCAGTGCAGGCAAAAACAAAGGTAATACAGGCGAGCGTATAATCGCTAACTTTTTAACTGAACTTTATCAGGCCAAGTTTATTCGTGTTCCGAACAGTGGAGCATTTTTAGGAGGTGCGAACAATCATCGCCAACAACTAATGGATCAAGGACAAATAGCTAGTTTTCGTGCTGACATCATTCCACCCAGTGACATGAGAGGTTTGGTTATTGAAAGCAAGTTTTACAAAGAGTTTCCTTTTAGCAAACTGTTGAAAAATGAAAAAATACCTCTATTAGACGGCTGGATCAAACAACTGGAAGAAAACATTACCAGCCAAGATTTCAGTGTGGTGGTATTCCGTATTAACAGACAAGGTAGTTTCGCTGTGTTCCATGAAAAGTGGCACGCACAACTGCAAATAGGCAATTATGCTAGGTATCAACATTATATTGTCACGGATTTCAATGACTTGTTCACTGTTAATCGCGATGTAATACGCAACATAGTGAAAACTCAACCTTCATAACCCCATTCAAATCTTGAAAAGTTATCCTCTTTGATAACTGTAAGGACGTTACTGACGCGTGACACAAGTTCTTCTCGATGACTGACTAGAAATACATTTTTGTTTCTGTCTCGACTATGAGCTTTGAGGATTTCCACACTTTTTTCCAAGCCCTGAGGATCCAGTCCTTGATCAAGTAACTCGTCAACAAAAATCAAGTTAATGGGTTGGTTGTTGTTTTCCCAAATGTCTCGAAAACTCCAGCTCAAGCTGAGAATTAAACGGGTGCGTTCGCCGCGGCTGAGTTGATCAAAATCCATTTCTGTTCCCAAGTGAGTAATTTCCACGCCAAGATCATTTTGAAACTTCACTTGGTGAGGTAGGCCCACACGGTTTAGATAATCTTGCAAACGTGTATTGAGATAGGCAAGATTTTGATCAATAATCTTTTTGCGGATGAAACTTTCTTTGTTGGTAAGCAACTTCAACAAAAACTCTTGGTGTTCACGTTGACTATTGAGTTGATTCAGTATGTTGTGGTTTATAGGTTGCAGTGTGGCTGTCAAACTGTGTTGTTGATCAAGATAGGGATTGGTTTCCTGTTGCAGCCGTGACATTTCCTGCTGAAGGTTTTCCATGCTGTTGAGATGGCTCAAAGCTTGTTCAAGATTATTGTATAAAGTGTTGGGTATATCAAAACTACGTTCTGCTTGCGCTAGTTCCTGAATGTATTCTTGATGTTGTTTAACTTCTAGATTTAACGGTTGCAGTTGTTGATCCAACTGCAAAATCTGTTGCTCAAGATTACCCAGAATTTCTTTGTGATTGTGATCACTTAGCCCTTGCTGACACATGGGGCATTGTGCGTCTAATACTTGACGATAGTTTGCCATGTTTTTGTCTAGCTGAGTTTGCAAGTTAGTTACAAGACGATTTTTTCCTGTAAGCAAACGCTGTTGCTCGTTCCGTGCAGACTTGAGCTTGTCAACATCTACTCGATCTCTATGTGCTTGTATTTCAACTTCAATATCTAACTGGCTCATGCTGTCAAGAGCTTGTTGAATGTCATTTATTTTGTCTTGATGTTGAACTTGCCATTTTTCACTGCGAGTATTGAGATCAGCAAGTGTGCGAGCAATCTTTTCATTGCTGGCTTCAATGGTTTTTATTTTGAAATCTTCTTGATCTTGTTGTATGCGTGTTTCTTTAATGCGTTCCTTTAGCGTTTCAGCCTTGGTGCTAAGCATGGTAATCATCAAGAGTTCTTCGATGATTTCCCGTTGCTTGCCTGCACCTTGACTTAAAAATGGCAGGGTGTAAGTGTTCAACGCCACAATGTTGCAGAACATAGTATGCGTCATGCCCAGCACAGCTTCCACTTGCTTTTGAGTCTCGCGGTTTTCACCTTGAGCTTCATCAGTATCAGGACTGTTGACCATTTGATCGTTAACAATAAATCTAAAGAAAGCTGGTTTACGGCCGCGTTCAATGCGATATGTTTGACCATCGCGACTGAACTCCAAACAAACGCTCATGTTTTTGCTGTTGATGCGATTGACCAAGTTGTCTTTTTTGATATTGCTTAGAGCTTGGCCGTACAGTGCATAGCTAATGGCATTTAACAGCGTGGTTTTTCCCACGCCATTACGGTTGCCTTGACCACCCATGTCAAGATTTTCCCCTAACACCAAAGTAAATCCGCTGCGAGTTAAATCCACTGTTTGTGGAACATTACCAACACTAAGGAAGTTGCGTATTTCTACATTGTGATATTGCAGCATTATAGACTCTGATAAATTTCCACTAGTTTTTTACAGTCAATAGTTTTGCTTTCAATACTGTTTAAGTGACTGATAACAATAGTGTCAACACTTTGAAAGTCTATTGCTTCATCTTGAAGTTCTGCAACTTCATTACTCACAGCGGTTTGAAACGCCAGTTCATTAACTGGCCAAGCTGCTTGTAATACTTCACGTAGGAAAGTCATGTCAAGATAGTCAGTGTCTTGAGGAATTTGCACTCTTACGTGATTTTGTGGTTGCAAATGACGCTGAGGATCATAAAGAAGATCTTGCAGAGTTAACACACGGTATCGTGGAGCTTGTGGCCATGCAACATAACGTGGCTCATGATTTTTTTGCCAAAACATCATGCCACGCTCATCATCCCAAACATCACTGTAGTTGTGGGGAAATGCATTACCAATATAATGCACATTGCCTTGAACTTGACGTTTGTGAAAGTGACCACTGAAAACGTATTTTTGCTTGGCTAAATGATTGCCATTTAAGTGGCCATGGTCGGGCATTTCCACCATGGCATTCATTTTGAACCTTGGCAGTTCAAAATGACCCCAAATATAGGGAACAGAAATATCAACAACCTTTTTCCATTCATCTCCCACCAGCCAGGGAACAAAAGCATGGTCGCCCACTGTGGTGATTTTATCAATCAAGTGAATGTTATCAAATTCTTGAATGTAAGGTATGCTGTGTATTTCCAGTTTGTCACGGAAATATAAATCATGATTGCCAATGATAAAAAATACATCATCAAAAGCGGCACTAAGCAAGCGCAAGCCGGCAACACTGTAGTTCAGCGTGGAAATATTAATGGCACTGCGTACATGATGCCAGTCGCCTAGAAACACACATGTTTTACAACCTTGTTTTTGAGCCTGTTCTATAAACCACAACAAAAACTGTTCGCATTGCATGTTATGCTCGCGACTGTTGTTTTTCATTCCAAAATGCAGATCGGTGAAAGCTGCGATGTTATCAAGTTGGGGGGTGCGATTTGTCATAGCTACTGATAGTAGCTTAGACAGACATGATAATCAAACTTATGTAACAGCTATTCCTGAATATGTGAACACCAATCGCCCAAACTCATATTTGTCTCCTTGACTGTTAATCAGTTTTTTGTGCTATTTCGTTTTCTGTTTGTCTTGTGTAGCTGGGAGTAGATCCGTGCATTATTAACAAGTCATCACGAATGTTTTGGTTTCGTTTTTCAGTATTTAGTATTCGAGTAAATGAATTCTGCACTGCGGACGTATAATATGCAAATGGATTTTCACTGCGACTTTCGTCAAACTGTAGTCCTATCTGACTTAGCTGCAACAAAGCTTGTCCTTGCATTTCTTCATTATATGTATTGCCAGTTAGATAAACTTTTCCATTACGTCGTGCCACAAAGCAACCATATTCTGTTTCTGGACACCATACTTGTCCCTGGTAATATGTTGTTGGTTCGTTGGGATGCATGGCTTTACCACGTCCAGGATGACTTCTACCATTCCGTTTGCCGCCATGTAAGTTTAAACAAGCCCCGGTTGTGTTATTAGCTCGACTACTGAAAACATTTGTGGTAATACATTCTGTTTCTTTACCAAAACTTACATGAGTATGTTTATGACTATTTGTTTTCTTACCTAATAAAGTGCAAAGAGCTTGAAACATGTCTGTTCGTCCTTGATCTTTTTGCACCCAGCTAACACTGGTTTTGCGATTCCATCCATCACCTGCAATTAATGTTTGCAACAGCAGTTCACGTTGATCATTAGTAAGTTCCAGAATAAAACTCATAGGGATGTTTTTATTAGGGAATAAGTTTTCCAAAGTTTTACTATCTGACTTCCAAATTCTAAAG